GATTTTCAACCAAGGCTGGCGAACATAATCGCCCAAATCTTCTTCGATGGCGAAACCGCTGACTGGATCGAACGCACTATCGGTAACGCTATCGGTGCGCAGCGATTCCAGCGTGCGCGGCGGTGGCCCGCCCGATGCACTAATTGCCAGCCCGCGCGTATTCAGCACCTTGACCGAACCGCGCGAAACCCGCGCCATCTTGCCAATCGCCGGGCCGTTATCGCCGCCCTTTTCTGTTGGCAGTTGGCGGACATAGGCTTCAAACGGCAAACCTGCGACAACAACCGATGCCGATTGCGGCAACGTAAACGCGCCAGCGCCATTGGTTGATAGCGTCGTATAAACCCGCCCATCGGCAACGACATGAATATTGGCATTGGGTAGATGCGAAATCGTGAACGTAGCTGCCGCCGCGCCGTCCCAGCGTTTCGCCATATCGACCATAACGGCATTCGGGCGGCTCTCATTGTCCTGTCGCCATTCCTCCATCAAGAGGATATGCCAGCTTCCGCCATATTGTGCCGCCACCCAAATCTGCTCATACTCGCCGTTCGGGTCCGTCATGCTGGCAATGCTGCGCGCGGCCACGCCTGTCGCCATTGAGCGTTGACACCATCCTAGCACTTGTTCTTCGGGTAAATATGCCGCTGCTGCCATGCTGCCATCGCCGCGCACGGCAAAGATCATGTTCATGGGCTGGTTTTGCGTCGCCAGTTGCACGAAACGGCTGCTGCCAATTTGCCGCGCATAGCGCGTGAGGTCGAGCACGCTTTCAACATTGCGCTGCGCTTCGAAATCCGCTTCGAATATCCGGCGCTTGCTGCGGTCAATATAGACGATCCGGCTGTCAATTTCCGCCGCCATCGCCGCCGAAGCGCCGCCATTGCTTTGCCGGTCCACGCGGTAATTGCCAGGGCCGATTCCTGCGGCCGCATTGGACGGGTTCAATGCCCACACACCGCTGGCCGTAAACATCAACAACTTGTCATCTGCGACCGCGCGCAAGACTGCGTTCGGGTCTTTAATCGTAAAGATAAAGGCCATGTCGCTGGTTATGTCGCCCAGCTCATTATAGGTCGAAAAATCGTTTAGGTCGCCCGCGACGCTGGCATATCCCGTGCTGCCCTTGAACAACACATGCCGCTCGTTCCAGATCACCCCGCATTGCGGCCAACCACGCGTGTTTGAAAAGCTTCCAAACCGCCAGCGCCAACTACCATAGCTATAGGTGACGCCGGTTGCTGGTGGCACCCAAACGCCAAAGTCCGGATCCCAATAACCGTCCTCATAATCATAGGCTTCAGACACCGTAAAGGGCAATGTGCGCAGAACGTCCGCCGTAACAACCGTGCCGCTGGTAAACCCCGTGATGCGCAAAACACCAAAGCGACCATGCACATATTCCAGCTGGCAACCGCCCGCTGGCTTGTCGTTGATATCAGTGCCGACACCTATGCCGTCCCATTCGACGCCTTCAGTATGCACCGGCGCCAGCGTTCCTGTTCGCCCGCTGCCGCCGACGACGCGGTAAACGCGCTCGTTCCATGTCAACATCTGCCCGTTGGTGACGCTTATATATGGCTCCCAAGCGGTGATATCGCCGAAATCATCGGCCTCCATCTGAAACAAGCTACCAACATCGGTTGCCACGAATAGGGCGCTTGATGACGTCAGCGTAACGCTGCCCGTGACTCCGCTAGCGGTAACCAACAAAGTCTTGTCCTTGTTACGCGGTTCGAACGGGCCATTTTCCAGTTCGAGCGTTTCAATCGCAAAGTCATCGGCGGCAAGACGCACAAATTGACGCGTCTGGTGCAACGGGTGATAACAATAAAGCACGTCATAGCTTTGCTCAAACGCCAGTTGCTGCACGTGCGCATAGCTATAGGGCGTCTCGACTTCAAACGGCACAGTCCCGTCCATGACTTGCGCGTCATTGGTGAAAATACGGATTGCCATATTGCTGAATTCCAGCACATGGCCTTGGGTTACATTATATTCGAACCGCTGCAATATGCACGGCCCCTTGGCTGCGGCAATTCGGATTGTGCCGGGCATTGCCTCTGCCGCGCCCTCAAGTGTCGGCGCAAAGCCGACCATGGCATCAAGGCCGATATCGTAAACCGCTTGATCGATGCGTGCGCGCAACCGCTGCGACAATTCACCGCCATTGAAACTGACTTGCCAGTGCGAAACGCGCGACATGGGCTAACGCCCGATATAGGTGTTTGGGTGCATCCGCGCTTGCAGCCACGACGATTGCACCGTCACGGCGCTGCGATGGGTCAGGCCTGTTTGCAGTCCATCGATGCGCTTGGCATTTTTCAATGCGGCTTGGGCACGTTCGCGCAGCCGGTCTTTTTTGCCTTCGCTCTGCGTCACGCCATCGCAAAGCGATTCAGCTAGGCGCAGGATCATCGCGCGCACAAAATGCGGCGACCATGTTGCGATATCGACATCGCTTGTGATGTAGCGCAGATGGATTGGCGGCGTGCTATCGACCAGCAAATAGCGGCCTTCAGCTTCGCCGCGAAAGAAATTCTTATCTTCGCGAGACGGCGGCAGCCAGCGTGCGCAGTCGGGCGGCAAGGCGCACGCATAATCCCATTCGCTGTTAGTCAAATTGACATCGCCGGTTGCATTCAATGGCTTGCGCCGTATCTGGAAATTCCAAGGATGCTCTGCAAGCATTTCGGCAACAATATCGTCCCAAAGCCTTTTGGCGCGGTGCGCCGCGCTGTCATCGATGTTGTTGATAGTCGTCGCCGATCCCAATTCGGCATAGGCCGCGTTGACGATGCGTGTTTGCGATGGGACGGGCGCTGCGGTCATCGTGGCTTTGCTCCAAAGGGAAACAGATTGCGACGCGCCGGACTTTCACCCCTACGCCGAGCGTTGATCCAAACCGGATCATCCGGCGCGCCGCTTCACCGGCCAACTCAAAAGCTGGCCGGTAAACTTTTTAACGTGCGACGGTAAAAACCGTCGTTTTCAATGTTCCGGCACTGGGCATGTTGGCGCTGGGGAACAGATAGATATCTTCCGCGACTTCAGACGCTTCGATGTTGTTCGCCAACAACGGCTGCAATACGACAACGGCAGCGTTTGGCCCTGCGGTCGCGGCGCGATACTTGGCCGGTGCAGCAAGGGTGCCGATCGTGAAGTTAATCGCCGACAGGTTGGCATCGGTGTCCAACCGGAATTCGTCGATCACATGGCCAATGCCAATTTTTGCGATCAAATATGGGCCGACTGTTCCGCCTTCGGTGCCGAGTGCAAAACGGTTTTTGAATGCCTTGATTGGGCTATTGTGCGATGTACCGTTCGCTTTTTTAAGCGAGTCGGTGGCGCTGAATTGATTACCGTAACGAGTGGTCATTGGATTTGTCCTTTTGCTTCTGCGGCTGACGATGCCGCTCTACGTCAGTTGACCGGGCGGCATCTCTGCCGCCCGGTTCACCTTATCCTTGGCTGAGGAACAGAAAGCATTTGTCCTCGTCGGTGCGGACGCAGGCGCTGCGAGCTTCGCCGTAAATCTGCTCGCTGTGCTTCTTGTCGTTGCGTTCCGAAATTTTGCCCCAAAACTCGGTCCAGATGCCCCGGTGCATACCGCTTGGCATGAAGACCGGGAGACGGCGGGTTGCACCGCTATCGGCAAAATAGTTGCTGAACGACGTTGGCAACGATTCCGCATCCGGATTGATGCAGACAAAGCGGAAGCCAAGCCACGGCATGATTTCGCCTTCGACCAGCGGCTTGAAATTATTGGTGTCGATATCGGCATATTCGCTGATACTCAGCAACTGGCTTTCATCCTCCGGGAACAGGAACATGACGGGCTTTTCGCGCATCGTCTTGTTGTTCCGCTTGCGCACCAATTCACGCATTTCGATCAGCTTTGCCTTCGTAACACCCGTGCCGCCGTGGGGGAGGATATTGGCGGCCTTGAACGGAATCGCCGTGCTGCCGGTTTCACCTTCCCAAGCATCTCCGAAATAACCAATGCCGAACATATCATCGTGATAGGTTCGTGCTGCGTCGGCGGTTTCGGTAACTGCTGGGCTTGTCAATTCGACTTCGGTTGTGCCTTGGTCGTCGCGATCAATTAACGGCGCGACATCGGCGCTTGGTCCGACCTTGATGTAACGCGCAACGCTATTCAAATCGACATTGTTGGTATCGCCGTTGCGCTCGGCCTTGGTCTGCATTTTTAGACGACCAAAACGGTTTTCGATCCGTGCGGCCTTGCTGCCGCTGTAGCTGGCGGAACTGCCGCAAAGCGGATACAGAATGCCAGGTTCCTGACGGAGCGTGGCGGTGACGTTGTTGTTAAAAGTTACATTGCGATGTGTATCGGCATAATTCTCGGGCATGGACTGCCTCCTATAGGTCAAAATCAAACGGGATTTCGACCGGGTAGGCGTCGGATGACGGGCCGATCTCGGAGGATGCGCTCCACCTGGGCGTGGCTGCTTTCGCCTTGCACCGGGGCCGCTATATGCGGGTAGGCCGGAGTGTTGAAGGGCGGTCTGTATGGCGCGTGCGCTGAAAACCGCCCCTCCGTTGCCTTAGTTACAAAATGACATACTGACGTCAAGCCAAAATTATTGACCGCCTGCAACTATGCGAATGAGGTCGTCGCGCTTTTTCCATTCGGGCGAATTTTTGATCTGCGCTGCTTTGAAAAACGCAGGGTCTTTATCGAGGTTTGTCAGCGTTTCCTGCGCGGTTTTTGCGTTCATCGACCCAAGGCGCATCGACACTGTAACACCATCGACTTTGCCCAATTCGCCAGTTGCTTCGGCCAGCGTAAACAACGCCTTCATCGCCTTACCGGCACCGCCGCCGATCTTTTCCATTGCAGGAGCGATATCGTCCACTTCGACACCGGCATTGCGCAATAGGTTGCTTACCGCTTCGACGCGCTGCGCATAGGCGGCTTCACCGATTTCCATTTCGATGCTTTTCAATTCGGTATTGCCAAGCTGCGTTTGCTTGCTGACCATATCGGCTTGCGTCTGGTTCCAAAATCCGACGACTTTGTTCACCTGCTCGGGGTGTAATCCTGCATCAAAGGCAACAGGCCTAAATGCATCGGCCAATTCAGTGCCGCTTCCGTCATTGACTTCGATCTTGTAGGCATCGGCGGTTTCTGGCCTGACCTTGGCGGCAAAATCTGCAAAGCTGGCGGCATCGCCTTCCTTTGGCAAAGCAACGCGGCCGCGTGCCCAATCCTGCGTTTCGGTCAATGCCTTGAACATATCGACTGGCTGCGCAAAGCGCGTCGCGCGCGCCTTCATATCGTCGGTTTGCAGTTCTGCGGGTATTTCGCCGAGCCATGCAGGAAAGGCGGACGCCTGTTGCTGTTGCTGTTGCTGTTGCTGGTCCTGCTGCTGCTCGGTGCCAGCGCCGCTCAATGCGCCTGATAATGCGTCACTCATGTTAGGGACTCCCTGATTTGTTGCGTAAGTTGACCGGCCTTGGTGCCGTCGCGGTCCAGACGGTTAATGATGTGCAAAAGAATTTTGCGACGACCATACCATTCGCGCAGCTCGCTATCCGAAAGCGCGCCGCTCATTTCTCCCAAATTTGCTGCTGTTATCAGGTCGGTTAATACGATCTGGCCATCATCGGACAGCTTGCCATCGACTAAGCCAAATATCGACTGATAGGCGGCATATATCCGCCGCGTTTCCTTGGCGCGCAGCAATTCGCCCGGCGAGGTTTTTGCGCGCGGGCGGTGCGCATCGGCAAAAAAACCGGCATCATGCGACACTGATTGACTCCGCTTGCGCAAAATTCTTCGCCGCGTCGGCGATCACCGGTGCGGCTGCCAATGCTTCCTGCATTTGCGCGGCCATCGCCTTGTCATTGTCGAACGCTTCTTTGTCGTCATCGCTGCGTTCTAACATCGCTGGAATGCCGTTGTTGCGGCCCAGCCAACCGACAATTATGTTCGGGTCATAGGCGCGCTTGTATGCCTCGACATATTCGGCATCAATGGAACCAAGCGACGTTACCATTTCGGCGGTGCGCAACAATCCAACCGCGCCGGACGCTTCCTGCATCCGGCTCAGATTATTGTCGTACATGACGTCAATGCCACCTTCCTGCGCAAAATACTCGCGCAGCTCTGGCGGCATGTCGTCCATCAACCCCAATTGCTCCATCAACCATAATTCGCGCGGCAACATGCGCGACAGCCATTCATCTTCCTGCCGCGCCAACGGGCCGAGGAATATGCCCTTTTCGGCAATTTCCTCCATCGTCCGCGTTGCGGTGATATGGGTCTTATACTCCTTGTTGATCTGGAAAAGGTCGCGGTAAAATGCGCGATCAATCATCTCGCGTTCTTCTTGGTGCAGCGCGGCGGCTTCGGTTAAGTCTGCGCCTTCAAGCCATGGCTGCATCGTGGGGTTGCCGCGCTCGTCCAGCCCGCCATAGGTGACACCATAAGGGCCAAGGTTCATGATACCGCGATCAAGCGCATCGTCCATTGCAATGATTCGCGGCTTGGTTTTTTGCTCGACAGCCAGCACGCGGTCCTGCTTCATAACCTGGCACGCGCGAATTTCCGGCAACACGAACATTGCCGGACATTTGCCATAATGCTGGTTAAGCCCGCGATCAAACGAACTGACAATGCGCGGTAGGGTTTCATATCCACCCGTCGCAAACATATTGTCATCGCCGCCTTCAAGATAATATCCGCCCAGCCATGGCATACCTGCCGCATCAAGCCTGCCTGTCAGCAATCGGCTGTTTTTTTCGATGCAATGAACAAAAGTAAAATCGCGGTCAGGATTCTTGTTTAGGCCCGTCATGGCGTCGACAACTTCCTTGGGGGACTTGTCTTTCCACTTGTCCATCGCCTGCTGCGCCGACAAAATGATCTTGCGATGAATCCGATATGGGCGTCCCGCGCCGTCAAGCTCCAGATAAATCCCGTCAATATGCTCTGCCTCATAGGTTAGGCCGACAGCCCGCCCGCGCTGGTCACGGCGAAGGTCAGGCCACATCGATTGCATCGCAAAGGCAAAAAGGCTGCACGCCGATTGGTGCATGTTCCAGACAAAGCCGCTTTCGGGATCGTTGCGCAGCGCGAACAGACGGCCTTCCATCGCTTCCAGCCACACGCGGTTCGCACGACGATTATTAACCGCTTCATCCGGAACTCTAAATTTTTGCCAACGCTGCCCCTTGGGCATGACAAAATCCTCAAAACCCGCAACGCCATCCAGCAAAGCCAAAGCCGGATAGCTATCAAACCTACGATTGCTGGAATATTGTCCTTCCATCCGGCTCATTGTCGGGAAATGGCCTTCTTCATCGAGCAGGAGCGGCGCGATTTCAGAACGACGGGCATCGACATTCGACCGGTTGCTCTCCATCCGGCTTTGCGCTGATTTCGCCTGTTTGATATCGATCATGTTACCGCTCCTGCTGTAATGATGTTGCGGCGGTTAAGCCGCTCCGGCTTCCGCTTCTGACTTTTTAGGTGCCCGGAACAGCAATGAACCGCTGTTGATCCGCACACTGCCACCGCCCGATACAGACAAAGGCGATACAAATTCGCACACCGACACGGCTTTGCCCTTGGCATCCACCAAGAACGCCGCCGCGACGCGTCGTGCCGGCGCATGTACGGGGAATTCGATTTCGGCATTCAACGTGCGACCGTTCGCGGCACCGCTGAACTTGTCCGACGAAAACGACAATGGTGGCAAATCGGTGATCTTATTGCCGTTGCTGTCTCCAAAAACGACCGTCGTTGCACGTTCGAATTCTTCATCATCGACCTTGCTGGCAACCGATATCTGCTTTGTTTTTTTGATTTTCAGTTGCGATGGATCGGGCGTGAGCGCCTCGATCTGGCTATGCAATTCGACTTCAACGGCTTTTGCTTCTTGCAAAGCCCGCAACGCGGCATCGGCGATCATAGCGACGGGAATTGCCTCATCTGCGGGTGGCAAGAACGCCTCATCCCGCAGATATCTTGCAAGCGGGATTAGAGAATTGGTAATATCAATCACTTCCCGCTGTGCTTCGGCCAGAGCGACATCAGAACCGTTTGCCGGTGCCGCCGCTACGTCAGCTTGCAAAGCATTTTCAATTTCGGCGGCGTTTTCTTGCTGGATGCTTGCTGGATCAACGCCAGCCTGTTTTTCGACCGCCACGATGGCATCCTGTGTTTCGGCGACAGCAGCGCCCTCAACTTTAGCTTTACTCATATCACTCACTCCTGATTATCCGCCCAATGCGGTCTTTTTGCCGGTGGATGACTCCACCCCGCCCGCGCCTGTGCGCTGGTTTTCGATTGTACCGCGTCGGCCTGCCAAGGCATTAGCGACCACGCTGTTGCTGCGCGGCGTAGCTGTTGGTTGCGCGTAAACCGGCTTTTGTGCGGCGGGCTTTTTCTTGAAAGCCCCCGCAAGGGCCAGAACTGGTGAAAGAAATGGCAACGCTTTCGACATAATGCTTACCCCTGATGTGCAAATGGACCCGAACCGTAATTGACCTTGACGCGCGACCGCGACCGCGCACGTTCGCGCTCTGCCTGCCCCGCTTGGGCATCTTCCCAACCCTCGAACTTGGTCAGGCCAAGCACGAGATATTGGTTCGCGTCGTGAATGTGACTCCAATCGTTTTTGACCGGCTGATCTTTCCAGCGACCACCGCCGGTGCTGAATTGCGTGCGCACCATGACATAGCCGCGGTTAAAGCCTTCACGTAGCTTGCGGCACTTGTCCGAAATCACATATCCCGGCTCTGCATCGCCTTTCAGCTTTTCAGCTACCGCCTCAATACGCGGTCCAATCAGGTTTTGCTTAACCGGCGCTGGCTTCATTTTCAGCTTAACGCCAATCGCAGTTTCGTTGAATCCGGCGACGAACTTATGGATGAATGCCCGATCTTCCTGATTTTTTTCGCTGTCACCATACCAGCATGAAGGGTCGGCCCAGCCCAATTCACCCAGCTTACAACCGGCAAAATTATCGTTCCAATATTCGCCGCACTCTTGGCCAAATTCCTTGCCACCCAATTTATCGAGCACATCGTCTTTACCGGCTTTGAAAATCACCACTTCATCGACGACACGGATCTGTCCCTTCGCAGTTTTTTGCGCGAAAAGGGCGGCGGGCGTGCTGCCACCATCAAGTCCGATATAGATCGGCAAACGGCGATCGACCGCCATGTCGGCGATGCAATGGCGGCTATCATTGTAACCTGCATAGACCGGGCTTCCGTCGCGCACCGCGCCGAATTTGTTATGGATGAACCGGCGCTTGTCGCCTTCGGTCATACCGATCTGGATGCGCTCATAATATCCGACCGGCAAATTGCCGATATTTTCGGCACCGGCAGATAATCCACCTGGCTGCACATGGAACGTCACACGGAAATTGTCGCCGAAACTTGCGCGGTAGGCGTCCATTTGTTCGGGCGACAAACCGATATTCTTGTTGACGTTAAAGTCATACGTCCAATTATCTTCGGCAGGGGCGTTCATGTCGCCGATCATGCCGGACCAGCCCCCAAGCCGCGTGCCCGGCGCGCGATATCGACCGACGCGCGGAAAGCCATATTTGAACACGTCGATGTGCAAGGTGTCCATTTCGTTCAACCACAGGCCAGTAAGCGCCATACCCTTGAACAATTCTTCGGCGGATTGATTATCGACCGCGCGGAAAAGCATTTCCAGCTCAAGCCGCATGATATTGCCATTGGCTTGCGGAATGGCGAATGACAATTTGTGGGTATTGGTCGTCTGGTTGTAATTTTCCTTGGTCTTGGGAAACCACATAAACCAATCGGCCATGACGTTGGATTGCAAATGACCATAGGTATCGCGCACCACACACCAGCGCGCACGCCGCACCCCGTCCGGGCCGGGCGGTTGCCAAATCAGCGAATTGATGATTTTTTGGAAACAGGTCGTCGTTTTGGCGGAGCCATAAGGCCCCATAATCGTTGATACCGCCGCCTTGTCCGACCGGAACGCATGCGCGACCGGCCCCACCCAATTCATCGTCAGGCCCTTGCTCGCGGCCAGCAATTCACCAAAGCGGCCTTTGGCGTCGGGTTCAATATCTGCAATGTCGATTTGCGATAGCCGCTCAATAATCCGGTCAGCTTCTTGAATTTGCCGCGCTTGCTCGACCGTATTGCTCGACATATCGCGCAGCGGTCGGGCTTCAATCAATGCCTCGGCGCATTGGTCGAGTATCGGTGCAGTAATCAGGCTGGCCGCCATAAGCGCGTGCAGCGCATTGTCGATGAAGGGCTTAACCTTCATCGGCTATCTCGCTATAATCAGCATCCTGCACCGGCCCACCATGCGACGACAAAAACTGCATGTTTTGCAGCTGCTCCATCGTCAATTCTGTGTCGTCCGCCATCGCCGCCAGCGCGGCGGGGTTAGTCAATCCGGCTATATTGAGGATGACGTCAGGTTTCTTGTTGATATCGACCACGATCGGTTGCTTGCCGTGGACGTATGGCGCAACATCGACCAGCGCCGACTTTTTAATTTTCATCGCCTTTTCGGCCAAGTCGCCGGGCTTCATGGCGTGGCGGCGGATTGCATCAAACACGCTGTCGGCAATATCACCTAGTGCATCCAGATAGTCCTGACTCGCTTTACCCTGCAAATCCTCAATTTTGGCCATCAAGCGTTCGGCCATATCTGTTAGTTTTTCTTCGATCTTGCTTTGCCTTGTGGCAACAACCAACATTTCAACCATTTGGTCAAGCGGCATAAACCCGATGCTGGCCAGCTCCATTACCGGGTCGCCGTGGACCTGCACGACCATCTGCGCAATTTTGCGGTTGAGCTTATTGGTGGAACCTGGACGACGCCCTGGACCGCTGCGCACTTGCCGATATGCATCTTGCGGCAACCGACCATCTTTGTCGCGCAATAAGTCAAGCTGCTCTGCTGTCGTTTCAGCGCCCAAAAAACCGGCTCCAATCACCGTTTCGCGCACCGCCGCTTCAAGGCTCGAAACTTCAGTTGACACGGTGCACCGCCCCGCATAGCATCGCGACAACGGCTACATCGGAAGGCACATGCCCAGCGACTTTACCCCTTACCCCTTTGGCATCCACGCCACTTCCACCGGAAACACCGCATTTTTCGGCTAATTTTTGGCCAAATCGGTCCGCCCGCACCCCCGACCCCGTTTGAACAAATTGAAGTTCGCCGACCTCCGAAACCTTGTGATTGCTTAGCAAAGCCGATGGTCCGGTTTCGGCCTTTTTTTCAAATCTTTGTCCTGCGCATCCGCGACGGCCATAGCGTGCGTGCGTCGTCGCGAAAGGGGGCACCCCCCCCGCCCGATCTGGCCGCGTGATCAAGGCCACCCCGCCCTGCCGGCCCATTATCAGGCCAAAGAGGCAGGAGCGCGTCAAATTTCCAATTAGCAGACGCGCCGCCAAAAACGACGCATTTGCGAGGCGTTGCCGAAACCAGACAGACAAAACCAGACAGACTCCGCCGAAATCAACCATCTGAAACCCGCAGAAATCCGTTAATTGAAAGAAACGGGCCGCAACAGCACGAAAGCTGCGCGACCCGCTTCGATATGCCAGGTAAACGACTACACCAGCACCATCGAGCGCACCGATCCGGCGCGCCGATCCCAAAAAATTCTGCCGATCCCGACAAACACCCCGACCAAACACCCGTCGAAAGCGCAAACCGGAATATCCGCCCCTTATTTTATTCATGCGCGCAGAATTGATCAAAGTCATGGGCCGCGTTGCTATCACGCAATTCATCTATTTGGCAATAACCCATCTGCCCCGTTCTAAATGTTCTATCCATAGAACAATCTAAATATATGTAATAGAACGTAAATCAGGCGCTTGTTCTACGTTCTATGTCTCGCGCGCGCATAAGGCGCATACGCACATACCGCGCATGGAGGCCTTGACCGGTAGAACAGAACGCCAGAACATTTTCACAACATATTGATATTGCTCACTTATGCTAAAACAACGTCAGAACATCCGGAACACCCCTGACCCACGAGGCACAGCCAAAATTCGGCCCAATCTTTGATTGTAATCTTCGGGTCGGGGATCGGGTAAACCGATGCATAAGCACCCGCGCGACCGCAACCGCAGCGCTCTTGCGACGGGTCGGGGCGAAGAATGAGGAGCCGATGCGCACCGCGCGCCGTTGGCGCGCTGCATCGGCAAGAATGGCGGAAATCTGCGATAATTATTCCTATTGACAACATATTATTTATTCTAATAGGATGATTACATCATCAACCGGAAATGGAGTCCGACACATGAAACTATCAAAGATACAACCGACGCGGCGCTTCGCCTCACCTGCCGCCATGGCGGCGGCGCTGGGCACCTCGCGCTATCCGTTTCGCGATCATGGAACCATGGCAGACCATGCCAAGGCAAAGGCGGTGCAATCATGAAAGCCACAACCAAAGAGCAACTGATTGCCGAACGCGACGACGCACTGGCCGGCATTGACCGCTTTATTGCGGAGCGCGATCGGCAAATGATAGCCGCCGCCGTCAACGGCCCGCATCGCCGCGCGATGCACGTCGATCAACGCGACGCGGGCCATTTACCCCTTTTCATTGCAGCTAACGAACCGAGGATGATCTAATGACCAAGACAATTAAATATCGCTACGTCGCCATTGCTATCGGCGATAGCATCAAATTTAAATCGCTTAGGGGCAATTGTTGGATCAATCCCCAAAGCGCGACCGTTGTCGATTTAAACTGCAACGGCCCGATAGTGCAGCTTGAAGACGGGTCAAAATTTTTCGTCTTATATAAGGAATTCAAAGCCGTCATTAAGGCGGTGAAGCCATGATGCAAATGGACCTATTTGCCGCCCGCCGTGAGGCATGGCAACAACGCTTATTTGCGGCAATGGCATCATGAGCGGGCGCGGCACTTTTACACCTGAAATAGACGCTAAGATGGCGTCGTTTTTAGGCCGCCCATCGTCGCAACTTGAGTTGCGACTGCTACCTTACATTCACGCTGTTTTGATTAACCATGGCTATATTGATCAGCGCCGTATTAATAACGACGAGCGCGACTTATTGGCGTTGCTAACCGAAGAAGGTCATATCGAAAGCTGGATACCCAGTCTTGTGGTTAACAAGCAGTTTTGGGACTTTATGTCTGAAATGTTGTGGATCAGCTACGTCAATCGAGGCGAAGCACCATGAGACCGAGAAAAATCACTATCGGCGATAGCATCACATTTAAGGCGGCCACGCGGTCGCATTACAAAATGGCAACCCGCAAGGTCGTCGGCGTCGACTGCCTTGGGAACCCCTTGGTGCGCTATCATGGCTGGGACAAGTTTGTGGTCCGATGGCCGGAAGTCAAAGCCGTCATTAAGGCGGTGAAGCCATGATGCAAATGGACCTGTTTGCCGCCGCGCCCGTCATGGCACGGCCCGCCCGCCCCGACACGGCCATGCTGTTGGCAATGTCGGACAATGCCCCGCCGCGCTTTAATAAGCAGGCGACCGGCGCAGCGGCTGCCGCGTTGATTTCCGAAGCCATGGCGATCACCGCGCAAGGCTTCTGCCTGTCCCGCGTCAAAGGCCACGAAACTGCAAAGCGCGCCGCTGAAATTGCCATAACTGGCAAGCATGACTTGGCGATCAGCGGCGATATTCGCGTCAGCTTTGACCTATGCGCGCGGCTATGGCACTTGCGCAGCATGGCCGATGGTGACGCTGCGGGCGCATTTATGCACCACGTTAGCGAGTTTGAGGATCCCGACGCCGCGCCAATGGCTTGCGGGCTGGATGATTTTGCGGGCTATGAAGGCTATACCGAAACCAGCGCCATAATCGCCGCCCGCATCGCCGCCGCGCGCGAACGGATGAACGGCCTTTTGCCGCTTTCGGTTGACGATCATGCACGGCGGCTGATGATGCAAGCCACCGAAGCCATGAAGCTGGACTTTCCGGCGCAAAACGCGGTGCACGACGTTGCGCGCACAATCGCCCATTTGGCCGGTTGCGGCATTGTGAACCGCATTCATATTGCCGAGGCGCTTAGCTATGTGGCGGTGCGGAAGTGAGCTACCACCCAAACCGTTTTGCAAGCCGTCGATACCCCTCAAATGATAGGAAAGCGACAGCCAACAGCGAAAAGCCGCTCAACCTGTTCAGTGTCCAAAATCCTTCGCCGCGCTCGAATGGGTGCCAGAAAAAACCGCGCAGGTGCGTCATGGCCAGCAAACAGACTGAGGCAACGATTATGGAAAATCGGAACGCTGGCGCTTTGAAATACATGTTGCCGAGCATAGCCAGCGCAATCATCGGCAACAGCATCGGAGCGCCGTTGGCGCCCTCTTTGTCAATGAACCAGAGGAAACCGAATTGCGGCACGAGCATCACCAATACAATGACCGTGAAAAGCAGTAGCATTGCTGCCAATCCCGCCATTGCATCGAAAGCAGCTTTGAACGACTTCCACATTCTTATTGCCCCCTTGCAAATTCCTGCACTGGCTGGCATATCCCGCCCTGCAAGGCAAGATGCCTTGTCGGGATTGATAGCCCGTCTAACAGCGCGCTCGACGCGCTTGGCCTTTGTCTAAGCGCGTTTTTCTATGGTCGGGCGTAGTGGGGCACCTTTGGGTGCGCCGTTGCTGTAGCGGTCTATCAACCTGCTACGTCCGATCACCAGCGATTGATAGTGCTGGTGATCATAGGAGCTACAGCAATGAATGATTTACTAAATTTGACATTCGAGAACCAACCTGTCCGTATCGTCCTGCAGGACGGTGAACCGTGGTTCGTTGCGACCGACGTTGCTTCGATCTTGGGCTATCGCAACGCGCCGGACATGGTGCGCAACCTCGACGACGACGAAGCTGATACGCACAATGTGCGGACCAGCTCACAAAATCGCTCAATGACCATCATCTCCGAGTCCGGCCTCTACAACGCTATCTTCAAATCCCGCCGTGCGGAGGCAAAGGCGTTCCGCCGCTGGGTGACGGGCACGGTATTGCCAACGATCCGTCAGACAGGGCAATTTGCGTTTTCTGCAAATAAATCGCTTGCCCCCGATATGCGACGTTTTGACGATGCCGCTTGGCTCAACGCGGGCGTTGCTGCGGTGCGAGAGGCGCGGCGCTTGTTCGGCCATGGCGTCGCGCGCGCCGTGTGGCGCGACATCGGCCTGCCTTTGCCTGAAAATGCGATGCCGGCCTTGCCCGATGGCCTGTCCGATGCCGTCAACCTGTGGACCGATGGCCGCGACCGATTTACTTTTGCTGATCTTGCGGCGGGTCTGGGTCTGGGCGAACCCGACTGGCCATTGAAACGCCGTTTTTCCGACATATTGACCGCCTTGGGCTGGACGGAAAAACGCACACGGCGTGGCAATGGCTTGGTCTATGCGTGGCACCGGCCAATCGAAACCGTCAATGCGGAGGAAGCGGCATGATCCATACCGACTTGGCCTTTGCCGCTGCCGTCGCCAACGACCGCGCAGAACTGACGCACAGCCGTTTTGTCGCCGCTATCGCTTGGCTTGGCGACACATTGGAAAACATGCCTGACGACACATCGCCGCAAGGATTGGGCGGGTTATTGTCATTGCTGGCCGAAAAGGCAGAGGACGATAGAGGCTAAAGCAACCGCGCCGATTGGTCCCTTGTGCCGCTTGGCCAATGGAACCGAGTCGGCGCGGCTTTGTCCGTGCTGAACCTGTACCAACTGCAATCGTCGGTCGCGTCATGCTTGCTGTTAAGGAACCATTTGAGGCGGCCGACACTGACAATATC